GCTTCCGAGAAGGGTGCCCGAGCTGTCATCACGCTGGTCGCTGACGCAGTTGGCGACGGTGTCGCGGGTGACCGCACTCTGAAGGGGAACGAAGAGGCGCTGGTGTCCTACGATCAGGTCGTAAACATCGACCAGATCCGCCACGCACACAAGCACGAAGGCCGCATGGCGGAGCAGAAGTCGATCATATCCTTCCGTAAGGAAGCACGCGACATTCTCGGTTACTGGCTCGCTGATCGTATCGACCAGATGGCGTTTCTCACCCTGTCTGGTGTGACTTACGCGTACAACACCAATGGTACGGCTCGTACTGGCTCCGACCTCCCGTACCTGGAGTTCGGCTCGTCCCCCGTCATCACTGCGCCTTCGACCAACCGTTACCTCGTTTGGGACGCAACAGGTTTCGGCGTGAACTCTGCAAACACGGATCTGGTGGCTGGCGACACCCCCACCTACAACATGCTGATCGACTTGAAGGCGATTCTCCAGGATCGCTACATCCGGCCGATTCGCGGTTCCGAAGGTCTGGAGGTGTACAACGTCTTCATGACCCCGAAGGGTATCGCGGCTCTCAAGAAGGACACGACCTTCCAGGCTGCGCAGCGCGAGGCGATGCCGCGTACTCCGGACAACCCGCTGTTCAAGGGTACAGACGCTATCTACATCGATGGCTTCATCATCCGTCCGTTCCGGCACGTGTACCACAGCTCGACGTGGGGCGCGGGTGCCGTCGCTGCTCAGCGCATGCTGGTCTGTGGCGCGCAGGCGCTGGCGTACGCCGATCTCGGCAATCCGGAGTGGGTCGAGGAAGACGACGACTACGGCAACCAACAGGGTATCGCGGTTGGCAAGATTCTCGGCTTTAAGAAGCCGGTCTTCCGGTCGCCGGTCTCTGGCACGAACGAAGACTTCGGTGTCATCTGCGTCGACACCGCTGTCTAATTGGAGGAATGAATCATGCCTATCGCAAACGAAGACAAGAATGTTGGCCGTCAGTATGAGCTGACTGCCTATCAGGAGTTTGACTTCGCTGACTTGTCGTCTTCGGCAGTGACGCCGATTGTCAAGCTTCCGGCGAACTCGATCGTGACGGGCGGCGCGCTGGTGATTACCACCGCGTTCAACTCCGGCACGTCGGATCTGCTGGAGGTTGGTGACAGCGTGCAGGACGACGACTATCTGGTCGCTGGTGGCGCGGATAACGGCTCGACGGCGCAGTACATTGCGTTCACGCCGACCGGCTACAAGTACACTGCGGCCGACACGATCGACGTTAAGTGGACTCCAGTGGGTACCGCTGCTACGGCGGGCGCTGCGTTCATGATCGTGCGCTACATTGTTACGACTCGTGCAAACGAAGTGGTCCCTGACTACAGCTAATACCTGGGCGGCACATTGGCACGTGGCGGAAGCCACGTGCCCTTTTTGCCGACAGCACAATAAAAGGAGAATCCTATGCCGCTTGAAATGGTGATGCAGCGCAATCGCGTGGTACGTACGCTTTCTGGACATACGATCGCTTTCGAAAAAGGCGTGCCGATTCTGGTACAGGATGCAGCGATCAAGGAGTGCGTACAAGCTGGGGCTATTCGCGCTGATGGCGAAGAGTTGCCGGAAACCGTAGTCGAAGATTTGGACGAAGTTGGAAAGAAAATCGTCGTTCCGCCGACAGGGTTGGAGCGCAAGAAGACACTGTTGAGCTTTTTCAAAGCAATGCAGTTGAACCAGGAAGCGCACCGCACGCACTTTACGGCTGCAGGCAGGCCACGGTCTAACTACGTTTCGCAGACGCTGGGTTTTGAAGTTCCTGCACAGGAAATCGAAGGTTTGTGGAATGAGATGATCTACCCGTCGGATGAAGATTGATGAATGCTACCGATTTGCTTGAGCTGGCGCGTACCGAGCTGGACGACGAAGAGGGGGATTACCTCTGGTCGGACACGCTGCTGTACAGGTACATCGATCTCGCGCAGATGGAGTTTGCCAAGCAGACGGAGTGTTTCAAGGACTCGTTCACGGACAGCGTCGTTGAGGTCGACGTCGCTGCGAACGAGTCGACTGTCGAACTGAGTCCTCTTATTATCCGTATCGAGAAGGCGTACCTGAACTCGGATAACTCCGAAATTTCTGTCATCAACGAGAACGAGATCGCTCAAGAATATGATGGCGAAGTGTGGCGAACCGCGACAGGGACTCCTCGGTTTCTCGTATTCGATACTGACACTACCTACGGGCGGCTCGTACCCACCCCCACCGCGAACGACACGATCTATTTGTCGGTCATCCGCTATCCGCTGCGTGAGATATCGTCCAGTTACGCCACACTCGAAGTCAAAGACCGGCGGCATCAATATTTTTTGCTCGATTGGGTCAAGCATCTCGCGTATAGCGTTAATGACGCGGACGTGAGCAATCCCGAGTTGGCGGACAAGCACAAGGCTTCGTTCCTCGCTAACTGCATGCAGGTTCGTTCGGAGATTATTCAGAAGCATCGTAGACCCGGCACCGTGCGCTATGGGGGTTACTGATGGTCCCCGAGAAAAACCTCGCGACGTTCAAAGGCTGGCCGCTAGGTGTAGACAATGTCAATCAGGAAGAGCGGCTTTCTGCGAAAGCGTTCCGCGAGGCAGTTAATGTCGATCTTGGACGTGGCGGTAGCGTATATCGCCGTGCTGGTTATGTTCGGCGTGTTAGCGGCGGGAATTGCCATAGCCTTTGGAGCAATGGCCTTCTAACGTTCTTCGTTGACGGCGGTGTGCTGTATTCGTTGAATACGACGACATGGGCTGTGATGACCGTCCTTACGGGGTTGACGGCAGGCGCGCGGCTCAGCTACGAGCAAGTAGGACAGTATATTTTCTTCACCAACGGTTACGAAGTGGGCCGGTACGACGTTGTGTCGGGCACCGCGTCGCTGACGTGGGGTGTCAGCAACCCCGGCGGACAGCCAAACCTCAGTATCTCGGAAGGCGAAGGTTCCGGCAACGACATGACCGGCGGGCAGTACTTCGTCGCCATCACGTACCTCAACGCAGACGGGCAGGAATCAGGCACTGGCCCTGCGGCGTATATCACGATTCCAGACCGCAGCGCGATTCAGCTGACGTCCATTCCGCAGGGCACTGGCGCGAAGATCCGCATCTACGTCAGCACCGTCAACGGTACGAGCGACGAGCTGTGGCAGCATGCCGACGTGCCGATGGGCACGGACTCTTACCTCATTACGCGCTACACACCCGGCAAAGCGTTGCGCACGCAGTTCATGGAGCCGCTGCCTGCTGGACACTTAATGCGGCGTTACAACGGGCGAATGTATGTCGCTGTCGACAACGTGCTGTTTTTCTCCGACGCGCTACGGTATCACCTGTATAGCCCAGAGCGCGAATTCATCGTGTTTCCAGAGCGCATCACGATGATTGAACCAGTGGTCGATGGGCTCTACGTGTCGAGTGACCGCGTGTACTTCTTGCAGGGCGGAGATCCGACGAAATACTCGTTGAACCCCGCAACGCCGGTGAAGGCAGTCGAAGGCACAAGCCTCGTCGTTCCGGGGCATCTGTTTCCTGCGTTGAAGATCTCGCAGAACGTCGCATACTGGTTCACCGAGCACGGACCATACGTCGGCGCTCCTGGCGGCGAGACGCAGGCATTGTTGGATACACGGGTTGCCGTAAATGCGTACGTGATGGGTACGACGCAGCTGCGGGAAGAAGCAGGACGGCGTCAGCTCGTGACGTCGATGTACGGTTCGCACGAGTCTACTGGATTCGCTGCGACGGATTCCTCCGTTATCGAGATTCGGCGGAATTCAGTGCTCTTGAGGCTCCAGGGAATTATGCGACAAACCCAGGAGGCCGACACTTTGGTAGCAACCGCCGAAGCATCCGGCGATTAACGGAGATACGAATATGGAACTTTTGCGCAACATTCTGGCAGTCGGCGGTTACTTCGAGACGACCATCAAGCGGCACCGTCTGCTCAGCAAGGCTCTCGAAGAGGGCGACCCTGAGAAGATCAAGTGGGTGCAGCGGACAATTCGTGCGCTGGGTCTGCAGCGTAGTCAGTACGACACGATCCTCGTCGCACAGGACGCTAACCTCGTTACAAACGAGGGTCTGAATGCGATGCTCGACGTGTGGTTGTCGGGTGGTACGCAGATCAGTGCGTACTACGTGTCGTTGTTCGAGTCGAACAGCACTCCGGCTTCGACGTGGATCGCTGCGACGTACCGCAGTACGCACGTTACGGAGTATACGGATTACAGCGAGGCTACTCGACCGGCATGGGCAGACGACGGTCCCTCTGCGCAGGCGATTGCGAATACAACGACGCCTGCTGAGTTTACGGCTACTAACGTCGCTGCAAAGAACATCTACGGCGCAGTGTTGATTTCTGCGTCGAATAAGTCCGGTACGGGTGACGCAACGGCCAAGCTTGTAGCGGCTACTCGGTATTCGACGGCACGTGCGATTCAGAACACCGACGTGGCGACGGTGAAGTACACCATTAGCGCGACTTCCAGCTAATGAGCGGAGACGTCTACAACGGCTGCCCGTATACCGAATCGCCGTATGGCGTAGATGGTTGCGGAGAAGACAACCCGTGGGCTATGTGGGCTCACTTTAGTGCGTTTTCAGCTGTTGAAGAAACGTTGACTGGCCCGGTACATGTGAACACGGAAGTCGCAGGAGCAGTAGTACTCGCTACTGCGGCTTCCAACGTTCACATGTGGGACCTCGCTACCGCCGTAGCGGCGGGTTCTACGATTAATTATGACCTCGTTTGGGGAACAGTAGCAGAGTTGTCTGCTGCGACGTCGATCACGTTGGCAAACACGCTAACGATGTTGGCAACGGCATCGCCGGGGCTGACGACAGACATTCGATGGATCGCAAAACTCGTCAACTCGGAATCCGTGGTGATTTCGGGAGCGATTTCTGGGCCGATTAAGCAGTTGCTGCCT